GCGAATTGCCGTCCCATGAGCCTCCGGCCGCCGTCAGTCCATGGCAGAATAGATCAACGATGACGCCATAAACTGCCGCACGATCAATGAGGCGCTTTATTTGCGTCAGTGTCAGGCCACCGATGTTGACACGGCCCTGCCCGATCAGCTTGTAGCCAAGATTATATTCGTTGGGATGGCCGTTCCACGCAATGCCGGTAGACGCCATCTTGAACCCTGCGGCGATCAGGGCGGCATCTGTGAAAGCGTTGTTCGATGACAGGGGATAGGCGAAATAATCCAGCGCGTTCCCAAGCCCAGCGGCAGCAAAGGCTGCACGGGAAATGGCAACATCGGTGGTCAACTGGGTTGCGCCGGCCGCTACATAATCCTTGTGATCCGGCCCTTGGCTTAAAATTGGCCAGCCAGCATCGCAAAGCTGCTTAACGCTCGCCCAGTTAACCCCAAACCCAACAATCTTGTTGCTGTCTCCGGCTGCATAGCAGGTGATGCCATATTTCTGAGCAAGGGGCAGAGCGATGGCCGGAAGCGAGGTGTCCTCGTAGCGATCAAATCCGAACATAACGGCGCCGCGAGCGGGGGTGTTGGCAAAGGCAAACACCTTGTCCACATTGATTGTGCAGGCGTCATTGGTCGTAGTGCTGGCGCTTACCCGGACCTCGTTGATGGTCTCGGTCATCAGCATGCCGCCAAACGCCGACCAAGTCCCGCCATTGGGATCGATTGTGCCGTCCGCTCCTGTGCGCACGGTCATACGGTTCCAGTCGCCATTGTAGAACTGGCTGGGGTATGGGAATGAAAATTCAACTCTTTTCGTTGCGAAATTGTCAGAGGAAAAACTGAGGACAATGCTTCCGGCCACAAAGCTTGGAAGGACATCTAGCCCCACCAGAAGATAATCGGAAAGTTTGAAGCTCCCCGGAATGGTCGTATTCTTCGCACCATTGAACGTGGCGCTAGTAGGGTTCTTGGTCAGTATCGCGCCCGTTGTGCGGCCAGATGGGTGCGCCTTGGTGTAGGCAACGCCATTTTGCACAGTTGTGCTGGACGCGTTGGACCATCCACTATTGCCAGCAATCTGGAACGGCGCGGCAGCAGCAGGAAGGGCTGGTATAGGCGCGAACCCCGATGCCCAGGCGGTGACGGCCATCAGCTTAGGCTCGAATAGACGCCCGTGTCGGACGTCGCGTTGGGGTTGTAGAGGCGAACCTGGGCATTGGCGCCGAAGCGGATTTCGCCTGCGAAGGTGCCGGATGCCGAAAGCGTTGCCACGTCGCGCCATGTCACTCCGTCTGCGCCAAGAGACTGGAGTTTGATCGATGTTCCGGTGAACTGAGCATCCCAGACATAGTTGCCACGCTGCACGCCAGTGATGGGCGTAGTACCGGATGTAGCGGCGACAGTCTGGTTACTGGCAAGAGTGTAGCTTGCTCCGCCACTGGCGTTCCCGGCAGCGTCTTCAAGGGAAACTACCAACGCCCCTTTCGAGTTCAACCGTGGCTGTGCTTGCGCTCGGTCTGCGAGGGTTGGAGGTGCCGCCTGATATTGCCCGTAATCCATACAGTCCTCACATGATGAAATGATTGACCCGGAGATATCGATACTCCGGGTCGTTCAGGAGCCGCTTGACACCATCGATGTGCGTCGGATCCCAGGCGTTGACACCATGCTTGGTGAGCCATTCGTACATGACGCCAACAGGGATATGGGCGGCGTGCCACATGTCTGAGCGCTTATCGAACCCATCCGCCTGAGAGGCCTTGTTGCGGTCAAGAATGACATTCTGGGCAGCGCGGTCCTGATCATAAGCGATCTGGATTTGGTCGCCGTCCGCCTCGTAGTTCATCCACTTGCGCAGGCCGGTTTCGGCGCAATGGTCGATAAGATCCCAGCGTTCAGACACGCTTCACCTGCTCCCGATCGATGAGGAACTTCGCCAGGTTGGCATCGACCTCGACAGTGTCGCCCTTGGCAAGCTCATCATCGTTGATGACTTCCTTGTCGCGAGTGACGGCGTGCGTGCTACCAAGAGCCACATTGTGCGTAATGCACTGGACCTTGACGGGCTTGTCGGCTGGAACGGTCATGATCTTCTCCTGATGGAGAGGGGCGAGCCGAGGCCCGCCCCTCAGTTCATTACTGCTGGATATCGCAGACGGCGCCAGACGCGGCCTCGTTGAGCGAACGCATGGTGACTTCCATGTACCAGGCCTTGCGCGTGGCGAGGCCGGTAACCGCGAGTTCACGCGGCTGGAGCGGGTCCAGATAGGCCAGTTCCCAATAATCCGGATCGATCACCAGCGCATCGCGGCCCGTGGAGAAGCGGCTCGGCACGAACTGCACCTCACCAACATCCGACACATAGAAGTCGGCACCGGCAACGATGGTCAGCCGCTTGTTGCCTGCTTCCCGGCGCTGGGTTGCCAGACCGGCGAAGGTGGCCGCCGTCTGCTTCAGGCCGATGCTGGTCACGACCAGCTTGGGATTGCCGCCCGCCGCCCATGCGCTCGCAAGGACACCCTTCAACTGCGCTTCAGTATAGGTCCGCAGCGTGCCGTTGGTCATGGCCGCACTGGGATATCCGGAAGCACCGCCCGAATAGGTCGGATCGGCGCCGCCAGCGCCACGGCTGTCGTTGGTCTTGATCCACGCCAGCATGCCGGCCATTTCGCCAGGCACGGAAGACGTAGGCGGAACGGCGGGTGATTTGGAGCAGATGCGGGTTTCGAGGTCGGTCTGAATTTCCTTCAGGGCCTTCATCGATTCTCGCGCCAATTCCGAGCGGCGCCCAGCCGCGTCCGACGCCTCCATGGTCGTGGACGAGCTGATGACCTTGGTCATGATCTGCGTATAGTTGCCAACGCGAACGGTGTTCGGACGGCTCTCGTTCGACAGATCGTCGCCCTGCACAGCCTTGTTGTCACCGTTGGCGGCCTTCAGACCATCGGTCTGCCATTCGGTGTAAACCTGCTTTGCCTTGGGGCCGGTGCCGATGGCGCGCTTTACCGGCGCATCATCAGGGAACAGTTCACCGATGCGGTCGGACAGGTCTTCGCGGACGCCGACGCGCCCAACTGCCTGGATGGTATTGCTTGGAACAGCCATGATAAGTTTCCATCTATGGGAGGGCCAGCGTCATCTCGACGGGGGGATTCCTCAGGTTCAGATACCCAGGAATGCTGCTGCGGCGTCGGCGTCCTTGGGGTTGGCCTTGAGGCGGTCCCATGCCTGCTGACTACGGGCGGCATTCGCTTGTTGCTTGCTTGGCTTGACGCCGGGACGTGCCATCTTCGGCAAGTCCTTGGCAGCGCGTACCGTCTCCATTTTCTTCGCCATGAGAGCGCGGTATTTCTCCGCGTCAGCCTTCCATTCGGCGGCCTTTTTCAGGGCGATGATGTCAGTTGACGATGCTTCCGCCATCAACTCGTCGGGATATCCGAGTTCCGCGCCTACCGCCTTCAAGGTTTCCTTGAGTGCTGGGCCACTGGATGGGTCGAACCATTCCGGGAGTTGTTGCTGCAACCGCTGGGCATCCGAAGCGCGTTCGGCTTGCTGCGACTGTTCCCGCGCAGATTGTGCGGCGGCCTGTGCCTGAGCGATCTGCTGGTGCAACTGCTGCTGCTGGTCAGTGGATCGCTGGTATGCCGCCATCTGGCGTTGATAGATAATTACATCATCCTGATTCCCGCTGTAAAGCAATCTTTCATCGGGCGGCTGCGGGGTCATCATCTGCGCATAGGCAGTGAGCTTCTGTGCATGGTCCTCATGCATCTTCACGATGATGTCGCGGGCCTCGTTAGCGACCTGGTTGCGGGTGTTCGCCGCCTCAATCGACTTCTGCTGCACGAACTTGTCGCGCTCGGCTTCGCGCCGCGCAACGATGGCCTGTGCAGCCGGGGTAAGTTCGCCCCACGCCTCCTTGTCTTCCTTCGACCAGCTATGGGGTGCCTCTACCGCAGGCGGGGCATCATCCTCGCCCTCTTCGCCTTCCTCGCCGGGTTCGGCACCGTCTTCCGACGCCTCTCCCTCTTCCTCGCCCAAAAGCTCATCTTCACTGATAAGATCCTGCTCTTCGCCTTCCTCGCCCTCTTCGCCAAGCATGGCATCCAGTTCCGGACCAAGGACGCTCTCCAGCGTGCTTTCATCGACCATCGTTCTTCACTCCACTACAGCCAGCGGCGCTTTGCTTCCGGCATGTTTGCAATCTCATCAGCGCGGCGCTTCTCCTGCGCCGCGATTCCCCCGTCCGCGATGGCGGCGCGCAGATGTCCTTCCACGGTGTTGATCACTCGTTGGGCGACGGAGAGCTTGATGATCTTGTCCGGCTTGTGCGGTTCATCGATGGCGGCCTTCATCTGCGCGGCCATATATTCTGACCGCAACCCCTCTATGATCGGGGCAACAACCTCCATCGCTGCCGTTGCATCGTGGGCGCGCTTCATGCGTTCTGCTGGTGTCATCACCATTCCTCGTTGCGGCCAAAGCCAATAGGGTTGGGAGCGCGCCAGATTGGATCTCCATGGGCATCGAGAATGCCGGTGTCGGTTTCCTCATGGTCGGCGACACTGACGCTAGGCAGGAGAGGGGCCTCATCGTCCCAGAACTCGTCCTGCACGCGCTCCAGGGATCGGGGGCGGATGAAATAGCGGCTCATTTGTCCAAATCTCCACCCGGCCGCTTACTCGGCAGCGTTTCGTCATCCGGTACAGCCTCAGCCTTCTTCCGCGCCATCTCCTGATCGAAGGCGAACCGCCGTTCGGCCATATCCTCTTCGAACTGCTGCTGGCGCAGGGCCAATGACGCCTCGAATGAAGCCTTTTGCTGGGCCAGATCCTGCTCCAGTCCCGATTTCTCCCGCTTGGCCGCCAGTTCATATTCATTGCGCTGGGCTGCAAGGGCTGCGTCATGCTCCTGCTGGCGCGCCTTTAGTTCGTTATCGAACGCCGCCTGTTGGGCCTGCTGCTGCACCTTCTGCGCCTCGATCATGGACTTGGCCTGAACCTCCATCATCTTCGGGTCGGGCTGTTCCTCGGCAGGGGGGAGGCTATCCGGATCGGTGATAAGCTCGCGAACATTGCCCATGTTGCCAGCCTCGACCAGTGAACGGACGATGTTGTAGACATTCGTGTCGTTGAACACCCGCGATCCGCCTGCAATCGCCTCCTGCGCTATACCGAGCAGCATCATGAACCGCTGGATCATCTCGTCCTTGTCGCCTGTTCCCAAGCCGACCTTGACGCGGATATTCATGTCTTCCGGCCATTTACGCGGGTCCACCTGTCGCTCTTCGCCGTCAATGACGACCGTGAACGGCTTTCCGAACTGACGCATCAGCCGGTATTTCTTGAGCATGAGGCGGGCGAAGGCTTCCGCGAAATTCCGGGTGATAAGACGAGCAATCTTCTTCCCCGCCTGCTGCATCAGCTTCGTGCCGGTCGCCGTCTTGTTCAGCGAATCCGGGTTGGTCATGCCCTGATTGAGGCGGGTGACGCCGCTGCGGCTCTCCTTCTCGCCGGCCAGCATTTCCATGAGCGTGATGCCAGATCCGATATCGAAGGAACTAGTGCTGATCTCAGGCTTGATGCTGCCGATCCAGCGTACCACGCCACCGGGGCGATTGCTGGTCAACAGATCGTCAATGGTCGTGTCCCCTTGCGAGGATTCATTTAGCCAGACACGCGGGTTGTTCTGGAAATAGAAGCCGTCCATCGTCTGCCGCAGCGCTACAGACCGCGTGCGCTGGATATCCATCACCTTATCCGCCAGCGAGTGGCCTGTGATCCGTCCAGGCATGGGGAATGGGCACCAGACGACGCCGGGCTGCTCATCAACCTCTTCCACGTCGAGAACGGTCTTGCCCACGCGATGGATTTTCAGCAATTCGGCAATGCCGTCGCCGTTCAGGTCGTACCGCGCATATTCTTCCAGGAACCAGACAGCCCTGTTGGCCCCGGTGCGATAGTCCACGACATTCTCATTCTGACCATCGTCGCGGACGGATGAGAGCGCAGTCAGGGATTCATTGCCATCATCCCACAGATCAGACGCATCGTAACCCATGGCGGCGATCTCGCTCAGGGTCTTGCGCATCTTGAACACGTTGTAGATGCATCCGGTATCCAGATCGCGGGCGTCGGATGCTACGCCAAATTCCTCGTTCGGCGTCACATAGTCGCGAAACTTTGGCGCCTGAGGCTCAAGCCAGGCAACGCCCCATTGCTGCCCCTCATCGTCCATCTGCGCAGAGGCGATGAACTGCACGCCCTGCTCTGCCATTGCGGACATTTCCTCAACCGACAACACGGCCTCACGGCGTTTTGGCGGTTGAGGCTCAACACAGACCTTCGCAACGCTAGACTTCTCCAGAAGCCCAGACTTGATCCAGTCCTGGAGAATGCGGAAACCGTCCTGACCATCGTGAAACTCACGCCCAACAGCATGAGTAGCTTCCTCCGCAACACCCTTGTCGGGGTGCGTGAACTCCACCACCTTGTCGCCGCTGACCATGATGTCCAGCAGTTCGGCAACGGTATCGTCCACCACTTCTGCAACATCGCGGGTGACAAGCTGGGACCGGCCATCGACCTCATCACCGAATGGTTCGCCATTATAGAAATCGAGTGCGACCTCGCGCTCTTCCTGCAATGTCCCGTCTTCTGCCCGCCGCTCTTCTTCCATGAGGAAGTTGACCAGCGTGTCCATGTCAGGGCCATCGCTCTCGAAAGCCAGAGTGATGTCGGGCGCGCCGGGCATCAGGCAATTCCTCTGTTGTTGTAGCTGATGGGACGAGCGGATTTTGGCTCGCGATAGGAAACGGCGGTCAGGCCGAAAGCGTCCGATCCGTGCGAAGACCAGTCATGATTAGGCCCAAGGCCGATACCGCGCTCTTCGTCCCGCTTCTCATGATACCAGCCGATGGCATCCAACCCGCCTGCGCACCTGTCTGCGTCGAACCACATTTGGGGGAAAAGCCGCCGCGCCGCTTCCACGCGCTGCATCGCTGCCCCTGCGCCCTGATTGGGAACGACCTCGACCTGAAAACCTGCTTGATGCAGCGCGCCCTCATAGGTAGTCTGGAACACCTTCTCATGCGCAGCGCCGTCATGTGGCAGGATGCACAGGGCATTTTCATAGCCGCTTGATCGAAGCCACTGAATATGTGTGGCGAGCGGCTGTCCGACTGCTTCGTAATAGTCGAGGAAACGGATTTCCTTGCCGATGAACTGGACGATCCAGATCGCGGTAGCGTCGGCCTTCGCGCCCGTGCCACCAATGTCCCAAACCGCCCGAAGCGTCATCAGCGGGTCGGCGGCAATGCGGCAGACGCGATTGTCATTACGGGCCTGCGTCAAATGCTTGGCGTAATAGGCACCCTCAATGACCGTGAGATATTCACCCTCCCAGATATGCCCATACTGGTCCGGGCGCTCGGCCTGATCCTTCAGGCGAACGCGGTTCAGGATATCGGGGAACCAAGGATTATCACGCCAATTCATTTCCACGATCTTGGTGCGCGGGTCATTGTCGTTGGCATGGCGGAAGCGCTGGTTCGTCGCGCTGTTCTTGCGCTCCGGGTTCCACGTCAGCCAGAGTTCGCTATCTTCCTCGCGAAGTGTAGGGATCAGCTTTACCCATGCCTCTTCCGTCACCGGCTCCGCTTCATCGATCCAGGCAAGCAGGATGCGAAACTTCGACTTGATGCTGTTGAGATTCCGCGACAGGCCGACGAACGAATAATTGACGCGCCCGGATTTGGTGCGGATGTAGGTTTCGCCTATATCGAAATGCGGGAGCAGCCATTCCGTTTCGCGGATTGCCGCCTTGATCTCTTCCAGCGATGAATCCGCGAGGCTGTTCATGAACTGGCGAGCGCACAGGATAATACCCTGCCGCCCTTCCATGTCCCACTTGTAGGCGCGCACCGCCGTCATCAGGGCAAATGAGCGTGTCTTGGCTGATCCACGACCGCCATGGGAACCGCGCACATCTGCCTCGCCTTCGAAGACGGGAACGAGCTTTGCTGGGAGTTTGATCTGCGCAGCGCTCATTCCGGCGACACCCCGACCAGTTCGATGCGCGTAACCTTGATCGGGCCACCATCGTCGCCCGTGACTTGCATCGGCAGCACCTTGCCGAGCAGCGGGAGGAACGATTGCGGATTGGCTGTTGCCTGGGTCGTCAGATAGCCTACAAGGCCGGCCTTGCCGCCCGCCTTTGTCGCGGCCTGGAGAATGGCGTCCTTCAAAAGCGCGGTCGTCTTGTTCGGGACGCCTTTCTTGCGCCCTTTCCCTGCATTTGTCAGGTTTTCAGGTTTGCCCTGCAACCTTCCTGTATTTTGCTGGCCCGCCATGGACCAAACCAACTACAGGAGAAACGGTCCCCTGTGCATATGACATAATTCAGGCCCTCGCCCCCTGGAGAACGCGGAACACCGTCCGAAGCGGCACATGCAGTTCCCGCGCAATCCGTGACTTGTTCACATGCTGCCCAGCCATTCGCATTGCGAGGGCGCGGGCCTCGATCTTCGGCGCGACCGAGCGCGGGCGACCTCTCATATTCTATCCTTCCCTCATGCTCATGGTGGTCATTGGTGGGATGTCCGTCAGCACAGCGACGTATCGCCGTCACCAGATGCGAGGACTGTTCCGCCCCTGCATTCGGCAATAACTGGCCGAAGCATACGCGAGGCATCTGACGGCGATTGCGGATATCCGATTTGGCCCGGCTTCCAACCCGATAGCGGCGGCGTCACCTTCACGAACACGGTTCCGAGATGCTCGCGGATCGATTTCCATTGCTCGGCAGTCGGCTGCGCTTCGTTCAGTTCCGCGAACCCCTGTAGCCAGTACGCGAATTGCTGTGCGTCCATCACTCACCTCCTCCTACAATTCCGCCACCAATATTCCGCCGCTTGCAGATCGACCCCCAACTCCCTCGCCCGCTTCCCTGCCTCTGCACGGGTGCGGTCAGAAGCGAGGAGCCAGCAGATGAAGGCGGTCGGGGCGGATAGCGTTTCGTTGCGGGAGGGCATGTCATACGATTTGTCCGCGCAGGCGGGCATCGGTCGCTGATTGCAGCATCATCGCCCAACTGCGCATGTCGCCGCGGCGGAGATTTACATCCGTAGCAATGTCGCGGAGATGGCCCGCCAATTCCAGCATTTCAGAATAGCGCAGGCTATCGATACCTTTGAAAATCTCGTCCAGCTTGGCCTCGCGTGACATGGGCAGTTCCTTTTCCGGCAGTTGTTCAAAGACTTTGGTTGCGGGTTTCTTGGGGGTGGATTGGCCGACAACGACATGCGCCCGTTCAGCCCCAAGGGCGCGAAGTTCGCGGCGCACAACGGCAAGATGATTTGGTACGGCGCGCACATCGCTTGGTGTTTTTGCCGCCACCACCATGCGGGTCTGACCGTTGAAGTGCAGAAACACCTTGTCGTGCTTCCCACCATCCTCTTCGGTTATGGTTACACCCGGCCAGGTTTCCAGTTCGCGCATCGTGACGGCGCGAAATTCCTTGTTCATCCCTTCGCCTTTCCGATGGTAACGGGGGTGGTCATGCGCCCATCCTCCGGTAATCAGCCAGCGGGACGAGCTTGAGGCTGTCCGCGTTGGCGTCGTAAATCCAGCGGATGCCCTTATCGACCGGCTCCATCGCGATGCGGGCGTTGTAGGACGTTGCCACACGCTGGCCGACTGCAACGCGATCTTCATCAGCGGCGGAAGGGGTGGGCGCAGCGTAGCGCTTAAGCGGATTGGCGCTCATGAGTTGTAATTCCCTTCAAGGATTTTCTGGAAATTTCCCTTGCCCAGCACCCAATCGAAGGTGCAAAACTTGCCCTTTTCGCCAGCGAGGAATGGGGATCGCTCGATGTTTCCAAGAACCTCCTGGAAATCCTCGATCGTGTGCCCGTTGATCCGGGCTTTCAACTTCTGGCGGCGTTCGGGGGTGAGGTCGCGAATGCGAGGCTTGGCAAGTTTGGTGGCAAGCTCGTTCCAAGCTTCCACGAAATGCTCTGGCTTGAGGTTGTCGCCCTCAGGCTCATCATCGATTTCAGCGACTTCGACGATAGATGCGTTAGCATCTATAATAATAGTATCTCTCTGTCCCTGTCCCTGTCTCTTGGATGTGTTTTCCCCAGGGACATCGCCTCCGTGTCCCTGGGGACATTCTGGGGACACGGATTGGGGACACTCAGGGGACTTGGATGAGCTTGTCAGTGGGACAGGGATGCAACCGGACGCGATAAAGTCGTCAAGCGCCGGGAACTCGAAGTCGGTTCCGTTCCGCTGGTTGAACTTCTTGATGCGGGCGCATTCGGTACGCCAACGCTGTTCTTGCTTGGCTTTCCATGCAGCATTTGCCTGCTCTGCAACCACCGGATGATACCAGCGATTGTCGCTGCATAGGATGAAACCATGCATTGCGCCGCCTCGACACTTCCGGAACGTTTTTACATCGCGGCCAAGGCCACAGAGGCGCGCCAGCACCATTTCATCGTTAGGAAGACTGGATGATGGGATTTGATGCCACGACGCGGCCCAGAGCATGACAGCATACCACGCTGCCTCCGGATCGACCGTGGCCGCAAGATCGCTGTCCCGCAGTCGAGCCACATGCAGCGGCATGAAGGGGAAGTCTTGCAGGTCGCAGTCTGGCTGCGTCAACGGCGCATGTGTCACCCTATAGCGCTCCTGATATTCTCGAATGCCGGGTTGCCGCGCAGCTTTTCAGCCTGGCGCAGGGCCGATACGATGGTGCTGTGATCGCGATGGAACAGGCGACCAATGGCGGGCGTCGACATGCCGCGCTGGCGCATGGCCTCCATGATCGCGAAACGGGTCCAGCAGATATGCCGGGTGCGGATTGGGCCGCGCAGATCGGCAACCGGGATGCCTGTGGCCTTGGAGGCGTTGTCGAGGGTGAAGATGGTCACAGCGGAGCTACCTCCACATTGAGCATCGGCGTGAACCCGTAGATCTTCTGAACGCTGGCCTTGGCGACCTGGCTATCATCTTTCCAGACGATGCCGTTCAATCCGTCCCCGACCGCTTTCAGGAGATTGTCTCCATCGGGGCGCCCGGTATGCCAGACCGTCGCGGAGACGCGCTTCTTTGACCAACTGGCTGGGTAGGGGAACACTGCCGTCACATGGATAGACAGCGGTCCCTCCAGCAGCGCTGTTCCGTTCATGGCCTGTCGCGCGGCGAAGGCGATCAAACCCTCATAAGCGACCGTCTTTGCTGGCGTGAATATGCGCACGCGACCGGCTACCATACCAACGCGAGCACGACCTTTCGCTATAGGCAAGCCGGGGACGGTGAAGATGACCATCAGATGTCGAAGCCCAACTGCATGCCCAAGGCGGCGGCATAGGTCGCCAGCAAGGCTTCAGCTTCCTGACGCGCATTCTTCTCCATCTTGCGGAGTCGAACGATCTTGCGCATCGTCTTCGGATCGTAGCCGTTCGCCTTGCTCTCCAGATAGACATCCTTGATGTCGTCGCTAAGGCCCTTCTTTTCGCTTTCCAGTCGTTCGATGCGTTCAACGAACAAGCGCAACTGGTCGGCGGCGATATTATCGCTCATGCAAATTTCTCCTGATTGGCGAACCTCCCCAGCACGTCCCGCTTGATCGCGACCTTGCGCATGTCCCGCCGCCAAGCCTTGCGCACGATGTCGAAGGCGTGAGGAGTAAGACACATGGTGCGGCGGAGGTGGATTTCGGTCATGCGGCCTGCTCCCTGCGCTTGAGGCCGTTCTTGACCGCTCCGGCGCTCATACCGACCAGCTTGCCAATATCGGTATAGCTCAGGCCCTTGGCGCGAAGATCGGCAACGCGGACCTCCAGAGCAGGCGACCATCGGCTATAGAGCGAGTGGTTATTGCTGCGAACCTTGCGGGCGGCTTCAGAAATGGCAGTGTCGTGTCTCATGCCGCCACCTCACGGATATTGAGGCGAGCCAACCGGACGCGCAGGGCATCAATTGCCCGCTGCGCTTCATCCAGTGCTTCCGATCCGATGTCCCGCAACTCGCCATCATCGACGGTGCCGGGGGTTTCCAGATCGCCCAGCGCTGCGGCCAACAGGTGTGCCACCCGAAGGATGTGCGACAGCTTCTCGCCATCGCTGTATGCGTCTATACCAATCTCAACCAGCTTCATGCCGATCAGAGACAGGACACCATTGGCGAAGCGGCCATTCCATTCGCGGCAACCCAGCAGGAAGGCCGACACCGGCATTTCGGACAGGGCGTTGGAATAATCGCGGGCGCGGTCGTCGCTCTTGCCCAGAACGCGGCCCACATCAGTCCATGTTAGACGGTCCTCATCGCGGATTGCAGCAAGGTCATCGCCAATTTGTTGCAGCGCGGCAGAAACGGAAAAGGACGAGCGGCGCCCGTGGATTTGCGGTGTGGTGGTCATTTAGACGAATCCTCATGATGAAGATCGGAAACATTGGCGCGAGCGGGACCAGAGAGGGGGAAAGCGGCCCCGCTCGCGCTGCCTTCGGTGCGACCCTCAGGCATGGGGATGAAAATGAGCTGTTCAAAGACCGTGCAGCCCTCAACCTCGGTTATGAGGAAAGGCGTGGTGCCCAGACGATAGGGGAGGCTGCTTTGCGGGCTGTGCATGGGTTAGCGACCCTCCCCCGGCACAACACCAGCGAACTCAAGATCGCTGTGATTGCAGATCTTCCGGCCGCAGATCTTGCAGGAGGGCATGTCGTCCAGCCTGCCGATGCGGAAGTTGACTTCCAGGCCGTTGGGGAGCGTGTGCGAGAAGCCAGCGCCGCCACGGTCGAATGCCTGCCCAAGGCGCTGCAATTCGGTGAGGGGGGAGGTCATGCCACGGCCTGCTTTGGCTGGCGCTTTTGACCGCGCTCCATCGAGACCAAGCGCTCATGGGCGCGCTGAAGAATATCGACCCGGACAGAGGACGATCCGCGCTCTATTTCCTCGATGCGATTGCCATTCCCAAACAGCAGCCGGGACACGGTGCTTATCGATCGGTTATTTGCTTCCGCATAAGCGCGAGCGCGTCGGATAACATCAGGAACGTTTGCCATGACCGGAACATGTAATTTATTACACGAGTGGTCAAGTAAATTCTTACATTCACGCTTTGCCACGCATTGGTGGCAGGAACGGGGCATGGGCGTGAAAGAAAATATTCGAAAAATTATTGAGTCAGACCCAACGCTGACGGTGCGTGGCGTGTCGCTTGCGGCCGGCCTTTCGGACTCTGCTCTGCATAAATTTCTGACTAAACCAGATCAGTCTATGTCAATCTCCAATCTTGAAAAGGTGGCGGCCGTACTCGGCTTTCCGGCTGGCAACCTTTTTTATGAGGGCGGGATGGGGCCAGAGCCTACTGAAGCAGACCTCCAGAATATGATAGCCCGCGCGCTTGGCGAGGTTGTACCTGGTACACCCCTCTCGGGCTATCCGCCAGTTGTTGCCTCAAGTTTGCGTGACCAGTTAGCGCAATTTCGAGCGAGCGGCGGATATCGAGGCAATCCGGATGCATCGACCGCTCCCGGCATAGGCGCTCAACCTCCTGACCCCACCACAATAGACGGGCGGGCAGAATCGCGCACCCCATAAGGCAGGTACGGCACCCGATTTCGCACGCAGGCTCAGCCAGAATATCCACCGCCTCTCTCCATCATTGTTCGCTATTCGTTCTTATCCGAGTCGGGGTAAATAGGAAATTACTTCGCGGCCTTTTGCGCAAAATGAGGAGAATTAAATTGTGGATAGAATGCGGCATAGATAAAATTATCCGGCGAATAGCGCTATTCCAGATCAGATATGAGACCCAAACGGAAACGGAAATGAAAACAGACGCAGAGGAACCGAGGCGCCTGCGCGCACCGCCGCCCCGTTCGCCAGCCATCAGCGCCGAAGCTGAACGTAAAGCGCAGTATGAAGAAATGATTTATAACATTCTTCCAGCCATCCCGATCTGGGAATATCCAAACTGCAAACGCACATCTGGGGCTGAAAGATAATGCATTCACCAATACCACGAGAAGAATTCATCGAAAAATTCAGCGATTATCTGAAGGAACATTATTATTCCGATCAGGCGCCGGAATATTTCCAGACTGGTGAATTTGAAAATTCCATCAACGAGCAGACTCACAAGCGGTCGGATCGGTTTTCGGAGCATCTTATCCCCTGGATTGACCGGGTTTTTGATCTGAATGGAAAGGATATGCTGGAGATCGGCAGCGGCACAGGCGCATCGACTCAGGCTTTTGCGCCGTTCTGCAATTCGATCTCCTGCTATGAAATCGATCAGAAATCCGTTCGCGCTGCGAAAGCAAGGGCAGAGATGTCTGGCTGGGCGAATGTCTCGTTTGAGGATGAGCCTTTCGGCAAGGCGTGCCGCTTCGCCCAGCAGGGGCGGAAGGCAGACATAGTGAGTTTCGTCGGCGTGCTTGAGCATATGCCGTTCGAGATCGTGATGGATACCCTCTCTACAGCATTTGATGCGCTGCGCCCTGGAGGCGTTATAGTGATAACCGACACCCCCAACCGGCTTAGCCCCTTCGATTATCACACAAGCTGGATACCTTTTTTCCAGTGGCTTCCTGTCGAGGTGCAGAGGCAATATTATCGCCGATCAGATCGCCCTCATTTCGTGTTCGATGTGTCTGATGTGGAAAAGCAGGCTCCTTGGGAAGTGCCGGGACGGCTTCGTGGCTGGGGTAACGGCGTGTCCTTCCATGAATTCGAATTGGCGCTTGGCACGCGGGTCCACGACATGATCGTGGCGGATGGTTGGGAGGATGAGATCGTCAAACTGTCCAACGTGTTCGATGACGATCATTGGCTGCTTGATATGTTCGAGAAGATGAACGTGAAGGCGCACAAAGCCTTTGCTCGGTCCTGGCTGCATTTGATTATCCAGAAGCCGTAAAAACGCGCAAATGCTGAGAAAATAGACCCCGCCCGGCCACGGCGGGGTTTATTTTGTCCGCGCCGTGTCCGGATGCCTAGTGATTCGGGCTGTGGCGATGTAAAAAAATACACACACCCTATTGACGTGTAATAATATACACGGCATAACACCTCCATCAGCCGGATCGCTCCCAAGCATCCCGGCAGGCAAACGCCGATGGAGGAAGTAAGATGAGCATCAACCAGAAGATCAGCGCACAGGTTCTCGCCAAGGTTGCTGAGGGCATGGGCGTAGTGGACGCCCTGAAGGCCGTATGTGGCGCCGACAAGGTCGATGCGATGATTGACAACCTTTACCACTCGCTGCGCGCAAAGGCTGGGCAATGATCCAGCCTCGTTACGCGGCTTGGGTAGCCTCTCTGGGGCTACCGGCTAGCGAGGCGGGACTGACTGAAATCCGCCTCCGCTTCGGGCCGCTTCGCAATGCCGAGTTCATGGCTTGGATTGCGCGCTGCAAGGCCAGTTTTGGCGGCAAGGTCAACGGTCACATCGCAGACCAAGGCAGCTTCACCGCGCATTGCTGGCGGCAAGCTAACGCCGACTGCTTCGCCGCTCACCCATCCTGACTTCTGATCCGCCCTGTCCGCAGGCCGGCCATGAAGTTCAGTCTCCAAGGAGAACCAGCGTGGATAACGCTCTCACAGATTTGAAGCAGGGGATCGCGCCTTGGCAGCAGGGCAAATGCCGCGTCCCTATGTGGATGGGTGGGTGCCCATCGGGGCACTGCGACAAGCCAGCATACGGCCATCAACTTCCGCGTGAAATCCTTGAAAGGGAACATGGCTATGGCGGCCCTTACAACCGCCCGCCTTATTGCTTCGGTCACTGCTGTCCCGCGCATGGCGGCCCGAAAGAGGGCGAGGTTCGCTTCTTCACCGATGGTTTCAGCGCGCGCGGTTATCAGATGTGGTGTGCTGTCATGCCGGATTTTGAGAACTTGCAGGAAAGCCCTGCTGGCTTCTCGGAAAACCCCTTTGAGGCCCGTGCCCTTCTGAAGGCAGAAGTCGCCAAGATCGGCGGTGCACAATGAGAACCCTCACCAATGATGCAGCGCTGGCGACCGACTGGCTGCTTTCCACCGATCAGGGTCATTACGCCCTGACGCTGGTGATCGCGTTCCTGATGGGTTGCACGCTTGGGGGGCTGTTCGGATGAGCAAGTTCCGCCACCACAAATATGAGTGGACAAAGCCATTCGGTTCGGTGCGCCATAGCTGGTCCGTTCTTGGGCCGCTCGGCGGGGTGAATTTCCACTCCAGCGTCAACGAGCAGTATGGCGACACGGCGGGGCTGGAATTCCATCATACCCGCGCTTGCGGAGCCTATACCGGAGAAGCTCCGCACCACAAGGAGTGCTGGCTGACCAGCGAACCCTGCTGGCATGACGGCACCTCGCTCTACGCCACGGAAAACCTGTGGCCTATGATCAGCGCAATGCTGCGCGGTGGCGAGCATGACGCAATCTTCCGGGTTCTGGAAGGCGAATACAACGAGCACTTCAAAGGCTTCGAGATCATCGAACGCGCCAAGGCGGTGCAGCCATGACGCATCAACCCCGTTCCCTGGTCTCCGACGCAGCCGCACAGGCATGGGATGAAGTCTACGCCTACAAGGATGAGATAGAGGAACGCGAACGCCTCCGAGCCATCGCATTCCGCAGCTATCCCGGAGGTTCCTTTGGACCTTCTGTTCGCCAGAAAATGGCCGAGAGCATCGAAGCATTCATGGCGCTAGGGCGCCGCAAGGAGATTTGAGTATGGTTGCCACCCTTGACCAGCAGCTTCAAGACCTGTGCGATATTCACGGCCTGACCAGCATCAGCATCCACGCGTACAGCAGTGGATCGGCCGGCAAATTTATGGGCGTCAATGTCCATGGCGAGCGCATGGTAGGTTCCGCCAACGGGCGTGACAAGTCGGTTTCAGAGTTGTTTTCCGCTGCCGTGATGGACCTACGTGCCAAGCAGTTGATCGCTGTGCCCGATCTGGTGCCGATGAGTGTTGCATTATGAACGCGCAGACATCGATTGTCGCGGGCGGACCGCTGAACTGGCGCGACCAGCCGGTCATCACCGACCACCAGCTTTACCAAATGGAGCGCCGTGTCACGGCTGCGGAATGGCATGCGCGCCGCTCGCTCTATCCCACATGGGCCGCTTGGCATCATGCCGCCTGCTGCGCCCTTGAGGACATCGATCTCCGCTTTGAGGAAGGCCAGCGTTTGGCGCGGGATGCTTTCTGGGCGGATCATGACCGGAGGCATCGTCATGCATTTTAACCTCGCTGCACAACAGATCGCGGCCATCGTCGCGATGTTGCCCGATGACGAGGATGATAGGCTCAAGGCGGATATGCTCGAAGGCGAAACCGACCTTCACGCCTTCGCCTCGAAACTGCTCGCCCATATCGAGGATGACGAAGGTGTCATCAACGCGCTGGCCGACCAGATCGAGGATCGCAAGGAGCGGCAGGAGCGGGCCAAGCATCGCATTGCATCGCGCCGGGATATGCTGGCCGCGCTGCTCGATATTGCCCGATTGGAAAAGCTGGCATTGCCCGAGGCGACCATCACCAAGCGCCCCGGCAAGCCCAAACTGATCGTCGCGAACGATGACGCTGTGCCGGACGATTACCAGGCCATCAAAAAAGTGCCCGATAAGAAGGCGATCAACGCCGCTTTCGAGGCCGTTGAAGCGCTGCCCAACTGGCTCCAGCGCGAGCCGGCCAAAGACGTTTTGACCGTGAGGCGCAAATGACTGACAATCTCCGCATCTGGAACGCGGTCGAGAAGACCAATCCAGCTCATACGAAGAAGGTCAACCAGCGCGGCGGCTTTACCGCCATCAGCGCGGCTTACCAGATCATGGCAGCGACGGAGCAGTTCGGCCCCATCGGGATAGGCTGGGGTTATATCTCTGGCGATCCTATCATTATTGATACGCTGATCGTAGTTCCCGTCACGCTCTGGCATAGCGATCGCTCCAATACCTTCGGCCCTATGATGGGCTGCGAGGAATGGAAGGACAGGAACGGTCGGGTCGATAGTGATGCCCCGAAGAAGGCGACCACCGACGCCATCACGAAGTTGTTGAGCCAGCTTGGCTTCAACGCTGATGTGTTCCTGGGCAAGTTCGACGACAACAAATATGTCCAGCAGATGGAGCGAGAGTTCGCGGCCAAGGAAAACCCGCCTCCTGCGCTGATCACCGACGCACAGCGCGACGAGCTTATGGACATGATGACCGCCTACGGCGTCAACGCGGCTGACTTCTGCAAGGTCGGCAGGATTGCGTCTCTCAAGGAGTTGCGGGCCGACAAGTTTGCCACAGCTAAGACGTGGATCATGGAGCATCGGAAAGCGGCATGAGCAGCGAAACCGATCGTCTCTACTGGCGCATAAGCACAGCCGAATATCTCGCCGCCAATCGCGAGAAGGTGAATGCCGCTCGCCGTGCCCGCTATGCCCGCAAGCGGGAAGAGATACTGGCTGGCCTTCGCGAATATCGGACGGCCAATGCCGAGCGATTCCGTGAGCAGGCCCGCGCCCGTTATCACAGGAGCAAGGTCAATGCTTAGCCGCTCTGCTTTCAGGCCCCGCAAGATCAACAGCCACCGCGCCGACGCATGGAAGAGGGTTCCCGGTTTCCTGCAATGGCTTCGCGGTCGTCCGTGCCGCCTCGCTGATCGGGGCGGATGCGGAGGAAAGGTTCGCGCCTGCCATGTCGATTATGCAGGCGGCAAGGGCATGGGGACCAAGGTCCACGACAAGCAGGCCCTGCCCATGTGCGACGAACATCACGACGCGCAGCACCGCTGGGGCTGGCAGACGTTCCAGGCCAATTTCAAGATCGATGCCCTGAACGATGCCGCCGCCTATTGGCAGGCATGGCCGGGGCGCCGCGCATGGGAGGATGCCCAGTAATGACCGGACAGACCATCATCCTCAACGGGGAATATAGCAGGTCACAGGCCCACCGACTGATCGAGAAGGCCCCGCATGGCGCCGTGCTGAACATACGCGAGGCCAAGCGCACGACCGACCAGAACAATCTCATGTGGGCGCTTTTATCAGAGATCAGCCGCGCCAAGCCGGAAGGTCGAATGCTGACTCCTGACGTATGGAAATCGCTTTTCCTGCACAGCCTGGATCATGCGCAGCGCTTCGAAATGGCGCTTGACGGCAAGGGAATGGTGCCGGTGGGTTTCCGCTCGTCGCGCCTCACCAAGGCGCAGTTCAGCGATTTGATCGAAGTCATCCACGAGTACGCGGCTCGTCACGGCATTCCGCTGTCCGACGAAACTAGCGCCGCAGCATAAGGGAGCAACACACCATGTTCTGGAAGAAGAAAGAGACGATCAGCAGGGCGATCCACGATAGCGTTTTGCATCAGCTTCAAGCGACCATGCAAGAGCGTGACGATGCAAAGGCGAATTATGCCCGCATAGTTCGGGCTAAGCGGGCGATGTTCCAGGATCTTATCGCCGCCCGCGCCGAAGCAGAAGCCAACAAGGTGGATGCAACCCTATGGCGCAACGCCCGTGAACGGCGGAAGCAGGGGAGGGCTGCGGCGTGAGCAACAGCGTCTATGTGACCACCTATGAAGTCATTGGCGATGGTCTCGCTATTGCCGCCGACTTTTATGCCCAAGTTGACGCGGCGCAGAAGGCTCATTGGGCTTTTACTGAGAGTGTCGGCGGTGTCGGCTTCCGGCCTGCGCATTGGGGCAGCATCACCTCTGTTCTATTTGAGGAACTTCCGGCGGAAGGCTGGAAGCAGATCGGGCGCGACAAGGCCCGGATAGAGGCGACCCCACGCAAAACGAGCAAGGTAGGCAAGGCTCTTGCAGAGCAAATCCGGGCGCTGCCGGTGACGCCGAAGGGTGAAAGCCTCGCCGGGATGCTTGGCTATAACCCTCTCGAAATGGCGATGGACGGGTTCAAAGTCTACTTCGCCACCGAGCTTAGGACTTCGCACCCGACCGAACGCATTTTCGTCCGCATCCCGCGCTTCGCTAATGATGGCTTTGAACCTGACGAGACGATGCTCCGCGCGCTGCCTGAAAGCGAATTCATGAAGGCGATCGAGGATCACAACGCGGAAGCCAAGCGCCTCCGTGAATCTGAACCCGCCTAACCCCCTCACGGCATCCGCAGCCAATCCCTGCCCAGCGGACGGTCCAAGGATCGAAAGGGCAGATGGAGCGTCCGAAATGACGGCACCGATCTTGAAATATAAGCCCGGCACCATCCTATTGTGCGAGGAAGGCGAGTATTCTGACTTTGGGTATTGTGGCCAGCTTGTCACCCTATGCGATGTCGATCTTCCTGCGCTGGCGGAGGAGTTCAAGGCGCAGCACAATCCCAAGAACAATTGGGACACGCCTGACCCTGCTGGGTTCGTCGCGTGGCTTGTCACGACCCAGAAGTGCGCCCCGCTGGAGTGCCAGACGGTCCATCTCGGTTCTTACGGGATGCTTTCGGTATCATGACCGTCGCCATCCACACCCGCGCCACCGTCATGAGCGAGCGTAAGCCGCGTCATCCATCCACGCCAGCCCTGCGCGAAAAGACACTGGCGTTATCGTCCAGCCCTTCGCGTCCGAAGCCTGAGAAGGCACGCGGACACCGGGAATGGATGGTTCCTTTGGCAGAGAGGAAGAGCCGTGCCTCAGTGTCGTGATTGCAAGCTGTACGACCTTGACCGCGTGAAGAATGCGCGGGGTGCGATCATGTCGAAGCGCGCAGCAAGGTGCCGGTGGGAATCGAAAGAGCAGTGGCCGACAGCGGTAATCGAGAGCATGAACCGCCGCCCGAAGGCCACCTACATGCCGCCCAATGTTGAGCATCGCTGCCCGTGTTTTCAGAAGGCAGGGACGCCATGAAGCAGCATTTCTTCACCAGTTGTGCGGAATGCGGCGAAGATGCCCAAACCCATAGCGGCATCTGCCCAGCCTGCGAGGTGACGCACGGTTACCGCGATAGCGATCGAAGCCCGGAGGGCGGTAACGGCGTAGCCGGTGCCGTTCACGAGAGCGCGGGCCGTGAAACGGCATCGCCAGAAAGGATTTAGGACCATGACCCACCCCCATGAAGGACTTCAAGAGCGGGCGCTGAGAGAGGTGCTGGACGCTGCGTGTGACGGCCTTGTAGATGAAGTTGCCGGGATGATTGGTGCCGACCAGCGGCAGCGCATCGCCCTGTCCTATGCAGAGGCGGAAATGCGCAATCGTCTGGCATCGTTATCTCTCCCCCAGCAAGCAGTGACCGACGAGGGGGAGACGGCATGGCTGACCAGGCGCGTTGCCGAAGTGGTCGAAGAGGATGGCGGATGCTGGACGGCCTGCTCTGGCTGTCAGGAGAGCGTGGACGGCTATGTCTCCAGCAAGTACTATCCCTACAGCCGCCTCTTCAAGTGCCAGCCCGGCAGCGGGTGCCGCGAGTGTGGCGGCTTGGGCGTAATCTGGCAGGATGGTGAATTTCTCGCTGGCTATGGCGAAGTTCTCTCCACCCCCACCTCCCAGCCACCCGCAGCAGAAACGAGGCGGGGGGCGGCGATAGCTGCGGTAGCCAAGATCGAGATGGATCGCGAAGGCTATCCTCTGTCGCGCACTCAGGAGGAAATATACACCGACGCGGCAGAGACGGTCGATGCCGTTCTCGCCGCCCTCACGCAACCCGAACCCACAGCCCAGCAAGGGGGTGACGCGGATGTTATGATCGGGCAGTTCATCGCGCAGTACGATGAGGGGGCGGCGGGCTGTTTGATGGATGCCGACGACGCGCATGCGCTGGCCCGCGAGTTCAAACGGATGCGCGGCCTGATCTACTGTCCCGGCGTTCTGCGCTGCGCTAAATGCGACTTCCGGCTGATCAAGACGACGCTCACCCCGAACGGCGCGTTCGTCAACGAGGAGCCGGATACCTGTCCCAACTGCAACGTGCCGATGTGGCGTGTCACATGGCAGGATGAGGCGAAGGACGCCTACAAAACGGCAGAAAGCCAGATGGACCGCGCCCTTGAAGCCGAGAAGGCCCTGTCAGCCCAGCAAGCAGCGGGGGAGGCAGAGGCGGTGGGCCGCGCTCGCAAGTTATATGAAGCTGTCGAGGCCGGTCAGTTTGATGCGCTGGACGCGGCAGCTGACAAATGGGTCGAGGAAGCGGGCGTGCAGCGCATGTCCAATGCCATTGCGTCCGTGTTCGAGAAATACGCGTCACAGGAGATAATGGATCGGTTCCGGGAGAAGATCACCGCGCTGATACACTTGGCGTTTGTCGAGGGGGCGGGGCAGGGCGTTATCCAATCTGCGCCCCTCTACACCACCCCACAGCCGACAGAGACGCCGATCAAGCGCATAGAGGACGGCCACGCCGATACCGAAGGCGAAGCGGCAGAAAGGTTCGCGCACCTGAACTGCCCGGCTTGCGGCGGGTCCGGTCACATTGACGACGTACAGCCGACAGAGACGCAGCGGATCGTTGCGGCAGGTGGCGAGCGTGAAGGGCCAGCCCCTATCCCCAACACGCGGCTGCAATGCTTCGGCTGCAAGCATCTGGACACGGAGGATTGGCGCGAACCCAGCGGCGATGGCGAAACCTTCGACAGCGGCACGTCCGCCCGATGCAAGGCGATCCCGACCGAGCATGGTGGACAGGTCATCGGTTCCTACTGGTCCCGCACCAACGACGCGCCGAAATGGTGCCCGTTTCTTCCGGCCAACCCTGCCAGCGGCGAGCATCTAGCGGGAGAGGAGCAATGAGCGAGCGTTGGTTCGCATGGCACCCCGTCCGACTGATAGACGGCAAGCCCGCCTGGCTCCGGTGGGTCAATCGGGTTCGGCGTGGAACTCGGCCTCAAGGGCGCTTCGGCACATATTGGTGGGAATATTTCGAGGGAGATAAGGCATGAGCGAGGAAGCCCTGCCTCTCGCGCAAGAGATCGTGGAAGCGCTGGCGAAAACGCTAGGCGATGCCATATTCGCGACCGAACTGGCCTTCTGCCAAGGCGCGCGCCGCTGCGACCTGTGGACGATCAGCGCCAATTCGTCGGCAGGCTTCAAGGCTCGTGCTTACGAGGTGAAGATCAGCCGTGCCGACTTCCGGCGCGATACGGCGATCAAACAGCGCGAGGCCCGCCTGTTCTCCGACCAGTTTTTCTACGTCACGCCTGCTGGACTGATCAAACCCGAAGAGGTGCCGGATTGGGCCGGGCTGATCGAATATCTGGACGGGACATTCAAGACGATCATCCACGCGCCTTACCGCGACAAGGATGCGCCGACTTGGGAACTGGTCGTTTCGCTGATCCGAAACAGCGGCAACGTCAACCGCGACACCGATCTACTGAAACTGCGGGTCCGCGCTGCTGAGCGCAAGATCGCCCACGCTTCCAGGGCGATCGAACTCCGGGGAATTAAGGCATGGGAGATTGGCCTGTGACCAACGAAGCATCCGCCCCACCACCCCCATCCCAGCATCGTGAGCCGATAGAGGCTGACCGGGAGGCTATAATAACACACGGCGTAAGGATGGGTGCTCGCTATCTCATGCAGGCAGCCAACGCAGGCCGATTGTCCGAGGAAGAGATTGTCCGTGTGATCATGGATCGGCTTTCTCACTTCAACCTCTCCACGCCAGCAGCAAGCGATGCGGAGGGTTACGAGTTCGACCGCTACGTCAATGGCGTCCTGATGGCAGAAGGTGTGGCCATCGAACGTGAAAGGACGCTTGAGGCCGCCTGCCGTGTTGCCGCTCGCATCGCTTCACGCGGCCCGAATGGGGAAGCGCCTGTCCTTGTTCTCCGCGCCCTTCCTCTACCCAAGGCCGGGGAGGGGGAAGCATGAGCGAGCATCCAGAGGACGTTTGCACCTGTGGCGACTATCGCAGGCAGCATGTCGGCGGGACCGGCCATTGCATCTTCAACCACTATGATCGCGGGCACGGAATGGGCCTGCGCGCTTGTCATCGGTTCAAACTGTACCAGGCCGCCACCCCTTCAACCGAAGGGCGCAAGGGGGAGGATCAGGCATGAGGATCATCTTGGATGTTTCGCATGTGGATGACGCTGAAAAGTGCCTCCATCTCGCGAAGATCAAAATGAACTATGGTGATAGCTGGGGCTATTGGAACTCGGCAGACCCGCTTTTCCAAGCTCTCGTAAGAAAAACAAAGACCGGCGTGTCCGTTCATGGACGGCGCAAGGAGGCGACCGATGGCGAGTGAGCAAATTGCAGAAAACGCAAATTGCCCAACTGGTGCAGAAATTGCACAGGTTGGACGCCAATTCGACGGCGAGGGCCTGACCATCGCCTACATGATGGGCGTTGCCGACGAAAAAGCGAGAGGCCGCGCTGCTGTGGCTGAACTGGTGGAGGCTGCGCAGGTGTTCAGTCTGATCGTGCGCGATGAAGTGCCGGATGATGAACTGGTCGATTGCATCGCATGGACAGCGCGAGATTTTCGCAAGCTGGCCAAGGCCCTCTCCCGCCATCAGGAGAACAGTAATGGCTGATCGCCCCATCCTTTTCAGCGCGCCGATGGTGCGCGCCCTGCTCGACGGCAGGAAGACGCAGACGCGGCGTGTCGCCAAGTTCGTCTCACCCGATGGGGATGGCTGGCACATTCACAATTCTGGCGGCGGCATGCTGGGCGCGGATGATGATGCAGTTCGTGTCAGCGGACCTGACTATGCTCCCTTTGCGGTGGGCGATCGTCTCTGGGTGAAGGAGACGTGGCGGGCGGGGCGTGGCTATGACGGCGCCCGTCCGCGAGACATGGCGCCCTTTTCGCGCATCTGGTTCGAAGCTGACGACTGCAACGACAACGCGGATGCGATCAGCCGCAAAGCTCGCCCCTCTATCTTCATGCCGCGATGGGCCAGTCGCCTGACATTGACTGTCACGGCCGTCCGGGTCGAACGGTTGCAGGACATCAGCCGGGCGGACGCGATTGCCGAGGGCCTGACCCTCGCATCGAATGTGCTGGAGGAGTTCTGGCGCTGGCCGGAGCCGCACCACGAAAACCTGTGGCTATCTCCGCCTGCTGCATATCGCCACCTCTGGAATGCCATCAACGGTGCAGGCGCATGGAACGCGAACCCCTGGGTGGTAGCGGTCAGCTTCGACGTGCGGAAGGGGAATATCGATGGCTGAGCAAACAGCATTTATGGAATTAGAAGCCCATGTGAAGGCCATCCGGTTATGGCTGGACAAGGGAAAGGCGGCCGAGGGTTGGCCCGACATTTATGCTGAATCGGCGCGCAAGATCGCCGTCAACGGCAATACCCATTATGACAATGACAAGCTCGCTCTCGCCAAGGCCAGGGAAATCAAGGACCGGGCCGAAGCTGAGATGCGCGCAGCCGGTGAGGAACGACGGGATCAGGAACTGGTGACGGTTCGGACCAAGGTCGAAACCTATCGCGTGCGCCTGCCGGACCTTTCGGCAAAGGCGTGCATCGAACTGGGCGTCATCGCGAGGGGGCTTACCGATGCCTGACACCTTCCACCACATGGGCAAGCAGGTGATGTTGGACGGCGTGCACTATGCCGACGCCGCCAGCCCGGAGGGAGCCGCCCAGATCGTCTCCGCCCTGAATGCCCGCTCCTCCATCGCAACCTATCTCGACGCTCAGGCCGACATGAGAGGCCGGCACCTGGGACGGGCGCTGAAGGTGATGGCGAGCAATGTTAGGGCGGGGCTGGATCAAGTCGAAACCGATGATGCGCCGGGGGGCATATGAGTGCCGATCCACAAATCAATCGCGAGCATTTGCCGCACTGGCCCCGCCTTATGAGCGAAACCATGGCAGCCCGCTATGTCGGCATCGGTACGTCGACCCTTCGCGAAGTCGGGCCTGAGCCGAAGCGTATCGGTCGCCGCGTCCTGTATGATATACGGGATCTTGATCGCTGGGCTGACAGGCTGGGCGGCCAACCCCTTGCAGATAGCGACGCGAAAGCGGAGGCTGCCCGCATCGAAGCCCAGTTCTTGGAGCGACGCCGTGGTAAAAACTGAAATCCCTTTCACCTATCTCGCCAAAGGCAGATATTGGAGATTCCGGCGCAACGGGCATGACACGAAGCTGCCCGGTAACCCAGGCGACCCAGAGTTCCACCGCGCCTATGCGCACCTTATGGCTTCCACCGAACCAAAGCCCAAGGCGAGTCGGCAATCATTTTCATGGTTGATTGAGCGCTATCGAGGCAGCGCTGAATATCACGCGCTCGCGGTCAGGACGCAGGATGATTATTCCGATACGCTTGATCTGATCGATAAAGAGATGGGCGACCAGCCTTATGCGCTCACGACGCGCGCCATGATCAAGGCTGTCCGGGATGACTATGCCGGCACGCCCCGCAAGGCCCACAAGATCAAGCAGATGGTGAGCCGCCTCTATAGCTGGGCCGATGAGGAAGAACTTGTTCCAGCAGGCTTCAATCCCGCCGCTGGCCTGAAGAAGATCAAGGCGAAGGTGAAACCGATCACGCCCTGGAGCGAGGAAGAAATCAACCTGTTCCTTGCCTCATGCGAGCCATTCATGCGCACGCCAGTCATGCTGGCGCTCTATACCGGCCAACGCCGTGAGGACGTGGTCAGCATGACATGGAAGGATTATCAGGGTAAATTCATCAGGGTGAAGCAGTCTAAGACGGGTGAGCCGCTGGACATCGCCTGCCACCCCGCACTGTGCAAGCATCTCGACGCGATCAAGACGCGATTTGACGGCAAGATAGCGCGCACCGTTGATGGCAAGCCCTTCAACGCCAACAGCTTGTCATCCGCCCTTAACCGGGCCGTCGAAGCGATCAATGGTATGCCGCACCGTACCCTGCACGGCCTGCGCTATGCCGCCGCGGCGCGCATGGAGGAAGCAGGCTGCACCATCGTGGAAATCACCAGCGTGCTGGGCCACCGCACTTATCAGATGGGGATGAAATATGCCTCCCAACGCAAGGCCTCCGAATCGGCGCTGGCCAAGCAGGAAAAGCGTGCGTGAAGTTCGCACACCACAACCAAAACCCACGGAATCTGGTAAGGGAACAGAGCATGAAATCTGCGAACTATCGCAGTTTCAGTAGGTGGATAACCGGATTTGCAGTCCGCTGCGTCACCACTCCGCCATCGGGCCTCAACCGCAGTTTCCTGCGGCTTGCAGGCCCCCTAGCGGCATCGAGTTCGCAGTGCAATCCTGAAAGTTCGCAATGCCCCTGTTTTAGACGGCTCCGAATCACCGTAGCAACGGCGACCGGGGCCTAGCCGAAACGATGATGGAGCATCGCATGGATACTGAACATTTAACGCCGCTGGTTCCCGTTTTCGAGGGCAATGCGCTCACCATCTTGTGGACGGCAGACCTAAAGCGCAACCTTCTTCCGTTTATCCCTGAGCGCCGTCCTTTGGCGGAACAGATGGAGTCGCTGGAGACGATGGTTGAGCGCCTGCACATGCTGGCCGACCAAGACAATCTGCGTCCCGAGAAATGTTATTTCATTGGGGGTGAAGAAGGGGCGATCAAGATCGGCAAGACGCTGAACCCACAAGCGCGCCTTAAGCAAATCCAGATGTGCAGCCCGATTAAGGTTCGGATCCTCGCCCTTGCCCCCGGTGGCGGCGCAAGGGAGCGCGCCTATCATGTTCAGTTCGGTGAACACTGGTCACACGGCGAATGGCACAACCGGCACCCTGATATCCTGGCGGAGATCGATCGCATCAATGCTGATCTGGCTGCTACCATTGCGGAGGATGACCCGGATCTTGCGGCAGAGTTCCTTGCCCGCCTCTCCCCCCATAACGAAGGACAATAGCCATGGCTGAGATAGATTTAGAGGCGTTGGCGCGCAAGGTGGCTGACAAGATCTGTTACGAAGCAATGTGTGGACCCGCAGGCTATATGGACATTGCGAAGGCGATTGTGTTTGCGCTGGTCGAATACGACAAGGCCCGCGCCCGCCTCATGGAAGGGGAGGGGGAGAATGCCTGACCATCCAGCGACCGCCGTCTATGGTGAGCTTCTCTTTCGTCATCTGAAGGCCGCGCAAAATGGCGAGCATGGCACGCGGGCCAAGCTCTTTAATCTGATCGCTGACTTTAGGCAGGAATTCCCGGCGGAATGCCAAGTGTGGAGCGATCGTTATCCTGGTAAAGCCGCCCTTACCCCGGATGATGGGGAGGTGGGATAATATGTTCTATTGCGACCAATGCGCTAATGAGGCTGGCTGGCCTATAGGCGGCGGGGTGCCGCGAAGCCGTGGGCCGTGCGAATTATGCGAAGTCATGGCAATAAACACAGACATACCGAGCCGCGCATTGCCGGTCGCGAAGGTTCCGATGTATCGCGCCGCCATATGGGAGCGACGCGGATGGCCTGAGCGCAAAGCTGATGGAGGCGCGGGTGAGTGAGCAACGAAGTGGCTGGCCGACAGGCGAGATGCTAATCCGATCAATGAACGCGCGCGGCAATATACTGGCCAGCCCGTTGGATGATCCACTATACGGCATCCCGTTCCCGCCTGATGCATGGGAGCGCATCGCGCGCTATCAACGGGGTGACGCCATCGCATCCGGGGAACATGAGGTGAAGCCGTGAACACGATCTCCATGAGCGTCATCAATGACCCGGCCAGTTGGGATGTCGATCTATACCCCCTGTATTGCGCCGGCCTCTACACGCCATCCGAGGAGCGCCCTATCATCCGCGTCCCCGGCAAGCGCCCTTGGTATGCGCCATGGAAGCGAAAGCCGGATCAGGTGTTCGCTGGCATATCGGAGGCAATGGCATTTCGTGCACAGGATGCGACGAATGCGGCACGGGAACATGAGGTGAAGCATGACTGATTACGAAATCGATCAGGCTATCACGATCGAAGAAGCGATCATGAACGAACTGGATAGGATCGGCAATCGCGGCGCGACATGGGAGAATGCCGTCATGCGCCGCAATGCCTTACTAAGCGTAAGAGCGGCCATGAAAGGGGATTCACCCCAAGCGGTGGATAGGGTATAAGGGCTGAGACGCGGGAACCGTGCCAGAGTGGTCTAATGGTGAACGCAAGCAAAACGCCTGGCCGGTATGCTGCGATATGTGCAAGCTGGGCGCCGTGGGTTTGAATCCCTACCGGCCCGCGTCACCTACTTTCCCCTATTGAGATTCTTGGCTATATTGCTTCACGGTGACGCGGCGGCGAAAGCTGGCGACCTGTTAAGGAAGATCGAGTTGGCCTCCCTGTCAGGATCAGGCGTCTCATGGGGCCTAGTAGTGGGCCGCGTCACACACCTATACCAAGCGCCTATTCCCTGAGATAATCAGGGCGCAGCGTTCCACTGCTTCACGGCGCCGAGTTTAGATCGGCAGTCAGCGCCGGCTTCAATCAGATCCACGAGGTAGCCAGCGACAGCCTTGTCCGTATCCTCCACTGGCGGCGCTGGCTCAGCCTTGCAGGCCAGTAGGCGCTCAGGAACCGGGACGCGCTGCACCACTACGTCTTTGCCGCAACTCGCGCAGAACAGCGCTAACGGCAGGCCCAGCAACAGCTTCGCTTTTGACATTGTCGATCACTTCCCTGAGTTCGTCGGCTTCCTTCGCCGTGTTCACTGATCGTGCCATGTCAGCCAGGATTGCGGCTTGCTCTGCCTTTGCGGACGCGACAGTCACTTTTGCAGATGCGGCGATGATCTTTGCAGATTGCGCGTTGAAGGCGCTTCTCCTGCCGCTACAGGAGGCGACGGGGTAGCAGAGGGCCATTCCTACCAAGGTGGCGACTATCAGCTTCCAGTAAGCGCGTAGGAGGATTATGGAGAACGGGACAAGGTTCATGACGAGCCTCCCACAAGAGGGTCATCGTCATGGACCCATCCCATGCGCCCCATATGCTGACCACAAGCAGAGCATTTCATCAACGGGAAGTCGCGCCCGTCTTCGACCAGTAGGAAATTCTTGTTCCGGCAATGGCCGCAGGCGATGAAAGACATATAGTCATCCTGCATATGCGGGCTGCGGAATTTCAGTTCTACAACTTCGCCCATTATTCGCCTTCCTCCCAATGACAGCCGTATAAGATGAGCCAGAAAAGGATCATTGACCCATCCTCTCTATCGTGGCCGCCTTGTCGGAACTGCCCTTGGATGAACCCAGCCAGAAACCTACAGCAAGCATGACTACGTTTTTGAGCGTTTCCTCCAGCCCTTCGGACCAATGGCTGAACAGCGCATATCCGAAATAGGTCATGATCACGGCGGTGATGATGATGCGGGGGAGGTCTTTGGTGGTCATGCCTGCCCCCGGTACATCTTCGCCTCAGCGGCGCGGCGGCGGGTCAATCCCGTCATAACGCGGCCAGCAGCCTTATTCCATTTCCCGAACTGATCCGCCGCCCCCGCATAGTCCTTGGCCTTGTGCAAGCGCAGGAGCGTGCTGTTGCCGAAATTGCCGGTCCCGATATTATAGGCCAGCGAAACCATGGCATTGAACTGATTCTGCGTCGTCGGCGTGGCTCCGATCAACGTCGATACCTTGGCGGCGAACTTGGCGATGTCTTGGGTAAAGCGAGCGTCGGCCTCCGCCTGCGTCCAGATAACGCCTTTCTTGATCCCCGGCCCGGTTGCGCCGTAACCGATCGTCCACGGATCGCCACCAGTCGCCGGATCTGGATAAGCCGCGAGCTTGCAGCCTTCGAATGATTTGATCAGCCGTTCGCCGGATGCGTCGACGTTCACTTCAAATCCCCCTTCACCCGCTCTTCCGAAAGCGCCGCCTGCAACTGCTGCCGAAGTTCCCCGGATCCGTGCAGCAGCAACAGCGTCTCAAGCTGGTTGATGCGCTGTGCCGATCGCTCATCTCGCTTCTCGCACTCATCCTTGAGTTCTCTGATCTGCTTCTTGAGCGGCCCAACCAGCACCGTCTGGATGAATCCCCAGCACGCCGCGCACCCCGCGCCGAACGCGATAGCGAGTTGCCCCCCGCTCGCGCCCAGCCAATCTATTCCATCCACACGCGACCCCGCTGTTCCCATGTTCATCATTTCCGGGTTTCCCCGGCCCTTGGCGTTTTCGCCGTTGTTTTGTTGATGGTCATCGCGGCCTCATCATGTCGTGTTCCGCGTTCTGAGGCCGCTTACGCAAACTGTGATGGTGCTGCCGAAATTGTTGGTGATGCGAACCCTAAAGCCCGTCACCGCAATACCAATTTCACCCGCTGCCGGTGAAAGGGTGTTCTTGAACATACTATTAGCCGCCGCCGTATTGCCAACAATGGCGATCCCGGCGTTACCCACCACAAGGAGCGCGCCGTAGCCCGTGGCCTGCGTCTCGGTAATGGAAATCACGCCCGCGCCAGTCTGAAGGTCGAAAGTCCCAGACTGCGCAATCTGCTTGCTGATGCCGGTGCTATCGATCGCCCAGCCAGAAGCAGGATCAACCAGTGGTTGGATTATACCGTAGAAACGCGGGTCACTCCTTGGTGTCAGTTCGTCGTCAGGATAGTGCGAGACAAATTGCATGGTGGTGCGATTGGGCCGGTAATCCCCTGAGCCAATATGATCAGCGAATATCCGTTGGGTTGCCCCGCCCTCCATAACACCGCCCCAAGTGCGAACGCCGCATCCGCTATTCACGGTGCGGTGGGTGATCGGGTAATTGTCGCGAGCCAGCCATATGCCGCTGGGGTTGTGATAATGCTGGATCGCCAGCACATCATTGAGGGGCCCCTCCCAAATGAAGCCGTATTTCGTCGGCCCATCGATGTAGGGCGCGATGATCCGGTTCTTGCCCCCGCTGATATAGTGGGCATACATCGACCCATCGAGATTGAAATTATGGAAATGGTTGTCGGTATGGGTGCCGCCCCAGCCAGCAGAATTAACGGCCATGCCCCCAACGCCTATACGAACGCCCCTGAAGAGGTTGTGCGAAGTCTTGTTGTCCGGGCCATTCTCATAGTGAATGCCGGTTTCCATGGTGTTGGGATCGACATAGGCCGTCATGAAGCCATTGCCGGTGTACGTGGCATAAGCCGAACTATTGAGCGGCGTCGTCAGGCCAGCGTCCGTGTAAAGCTCATATTTGGTGGGCTGGCCCGCTACAGCCTTGATGTAGGCGGTGACGGCTTCAAGGTTGTCCATTCCCTCAAGCGCGTGGAACTCGACCTTCGTGCCGTTGGCTTCGGCGGGAGCCTGCGTGAGCGTGACAACAGCCGGGCTTGCCTTGGTGATGTTGGAAATAGCCCAAGACACCCGCATCGACGGCATGCAGGCCGTGACCAGGGCGGTCCCCGTGAAAGTCCCCCAACCAGTGCTATCGGTGCCCACCAGCTTGAAGGTATTTTGCGAGAGGCGGGCGATCTTGTAGAACTTGTTATTAACTTCCGTCATGCCCGACGCGCCATAAATGGCGACAACGCGGCCATCGTCCCAATTATAGTCCGCGACCGTTACCACCGCCTCGGTCGCCTTGGTGATGCTCGTAATGGTCAACTGTCGCGTGAGCGTGCTGCGGTTGATCCGGCAGTTATCGACACGGACGCCCCCGCTGGTGCTGGGACTCGCCATGTCGCCTATCTTCCAGCCACGCAATTTGATATCGATGATCTCCATATCGCCAATGCTGGTTTGTACGGCGAACGGGAGATCAACGCCGATGTCCGCTACAAGGGAGCAGTCATATGCTCCGCCCTTGATGTAGCCGTTCCGCAGGAATTGCTCATAATCATCCTTGACGCCGAAGCGGATGACAGCCTTACCAGTACCGGACGCGCTGGCCCATTTGATGGTCGCGCCTGTCGAAACGTCGAGTTTTATGATCTGGGCTTCACGAATATTCGTTGTGAGCGAGCCTATTGGTTGTTTCCAGACGAGAGTATCGGTCGTCAGGTACACCCCATCGGTAATGCGGCACCCCTTCCCCGACTGGTAACAATAATCGAAGCAGGCTTGGATAGCGGCATAATCGTCCGTGCCGTAGCGCAGCGGAAGATTCCTGTTGGTGATAGCACGAACAGCATTACTGCCGAGCGTGATAATCGTCCTGCTGCCATTGACGTTAGTGATCGTCGCAATAAGCTGCTCTCCGCCAGGACCGGCGCCATCAACGAAAATGCGCATTCCAGCCGTAATCCCGGATGGCAGCGCTGAGTTGAGGTTGAGGACATTGCTGCCCGCCGCCATTGATCCTACCACATAATTCAGGACATGATCGGCTTTCGCCCCAAAATCTTGTGGCGTGACCCATTCACGAGCCTTATCCTGACCCGTCCTTGCCAGCGCGCCTGTGCCCGATTGCAGGAACTTGCCGCCCTGCTCTATCGCTGCCTCACTCTCCTGGAACCACTGCTTCGCCGTCCCATTATCGGAGAGGATGGTGCCGGGGGTTGTGCCCATATCAGCATCGGTCGCGGCAACTCCCACAGCGGTTGCATTGACCTTTGTGGCCGCGTTCCCGCTCGTGTTCTCGACGGCGGTTTCCAGTGCCTGCATCGCCGCCTTGATCGCCTGATTGTCGGGGATGGTCGATCCAGCGAAAGTGCCGAGATTAGTGGCGGTGCGCCCCACGCCTGTTAGCGTGGCCTTGGCGGCAAGCTCGGCATCGACGGTCAGGCCGGACGACGCCCCTGTCTGGCTGGCTGCATCACTCAGGATCGAGGTGCGCACCCACACCTTTGTAGCGTCGAACACAGATCGGATATAGTTGACCTTGCCGCTGTCAGCCGCAACCTGCGCGGTAAAGTCGACATAGTCGCGGATGGTGAATGTGCCGACCTTACTGACTTCCGCAAGGATCGCGCTGACGTTGGAGACATCCGCGCTCTCAAGTTCTTCAGTCGTATTGTAGGTGCTGTTCGCGGGTCCGGAAGGTCCTACCTCGGCTGGCCGGAAGTCGGGAATGGTCTTGAGAACCACGTCGCCAACAAGGAACTCCAGGGTGTACTCCCCTGAATCGATGTAAAAGGAAAACATCCCATCTGCATCGGTGACGCAGTAATTCAAGGGATCGAACGCCGTACCAGACTGATCCGCATAGATCGGCGCGATCGTATCGGTATCATCAAACTTCGCGCGGACCTGCACTCCGGCCATGGGAACGCCTGTGCGCCGGTTGTCGACCAGATCGAAGACATGGAAGAGCGGCATCGGTCAGTATCCCACCGCTATATACCAAGTGCTGGTGTTTGAATTTTCAGCGTTATATGCGGTGAACCCTGCCGCAGCCGCACCTAATGTCGCTGGCAGGTTGTCCTGAGAACCGGTCGCGGCTATTGCGCCGCTGCACACCGGGAAGCTGATGTTCGGAAATGCCGCCGCATATCCAACATAGGTTGATGAATTGGCGATGGCATTAAACGTGCCCCAGGCGATCTGGAAAAACGACGAGGCGCCGGCCTGGAATCGGATGTATCCCGGATTTGCGAGCGTTAACCCCGCCACACGAACAGATCCCAGCGTGAGGCAGGCTGTTGCCGCATCCGCGTCATCGAGCAAGGACCGCATAAAAGCCGTCAGGGCGGTCTGCGCCACTGTATCAGCGCCTGTGGTATAGATGAGATGATCAGGGCTTGTGGTCAGTTCAGCAAGGGCGGTCAGCAGGCCATCCTTGGGCTGATAAGCAGCGGGCAGGCTGTCATACCACGCCTTGATCTGGGCCATGAACTCACGGCCCATGTTGTTCATGTTCGCGGCGGGGCATCCCTCCGCGATGTTGACGGGCCCCACCGTGGTATTCGAGGCTGGATCCGTACTCCAGTCGCTGACCGACATGCTTCATTCCTAATCCAAGCGAGGGCGGCTTTCCGCTGCTGTCTCGCGATGTTGGGATTAGGGATGGTTGGCGCGCGGCCTAGGGCGGCGGCTCAGTTCCCGACTGATAGGCAGAATGTAGCAGAATCGGCGGGAGAGGGAAGGGGGAAAGTCGGGGCTGGACTCGACTCCGCATCATCGATCTGCCGTAATGCCCTGCTGATTCGGGGAGGGAGGCATGCAAGAATACGCGCTTGGGATGGCCGGCATCATGTCGAGTGTGCACATGATGCGCATTATGGTGAACCGTGGCTTGGTCAGCCCTAACGAGGTCGAAACCTTCTACGCCGCCATTATTGATACATTGGCAGAGGAGCCTGAATTGCAGGCGATCACCACCGCCCGCTTGGACGCGCCGATTGCCGAGATCCGCGAGTGGGCCGAGCGCCTTTGGATCGGTAAAGGGCAGACAAATCCATCATGATTGCCCGCATGGCTTCATTCGTTTTAGCGGCGGGACAGCCTTCGCCAATATGAGGGCGTCTGGCCATTTTGCGTTCCTTTCGTGAATAGGGTAGGGGTGGGGAGGCATGATAACACAAGCTACTAGCGCTGCGATTGCAGGCACACTTCACCTCGTCTGCCTTGGCGGTGGCGCCGCCAATCATCCTGACGTCCGCAGTGTTTATGGATATGGCTCGGATGGCTCTTCGGCATGGGGGCAGGCGGTTGGTAGCCGCGCTGTGCCCTTTGACGACCAGGTCAATATCGAGATCAACCCTGATGGCACTGGTCGCGTTAGAATGCCGCGCACGATGTTGCCCAAGTTTCATGGCGGCAACGATGGATGGTTCGATATTGAGGATTTTAGGGCATCCGATAGCGAGTTTGCCGGAAAAGTAGGCCTTAACTTCATCAACTCTCCAAAATTCCGCATCGATCGTATGACTGGCCACATATCGATGAGCGGGAAATCCGGTGCGTTCAGCGGAACATGCCAAGCCTACGATCCTTCGGCAACCAAGCGGCAATTTTGAAGTGGTGATGGATTGGTCAATCTTCGCAGCTGCCTTGGGAGGCGGTGCGGCCCGCGCAGCGCTCTTCGAATACCGCGATTGGAAGGCGCGCCGGAGAGAAATTCCCCTCGACTTTAATCCCAAGACTGGCGTGTACGAGGCCGACTGGAAGTTGAAGCGATGGGAGCGGGCGGCGAAGATCGGCTTTTGGGCACTTGTTGTTGGCCATCTCGCTTTCGGATATCTCATGGTCATCAATTACCCTGTGACAAGTACGGTGCTACTCCCGCCCCGAACATCCCAGCCAACTGCCGGCGATTGATTAACTGATCCCCTATGCGGATCATTGGGTCCGGGCGATCAAGCAGGCCCGTTTCCAACGCCCGTTGTCCTATGCGCGTGGCCGGTAGTGCCAAGGCGAGGCCAGTTAACGCGCCAGTTTGGGTGTCGCCGCCAAGATACCCCGCCCCCGCCCCCGCGCCGCCAAGAATGGCGGGCAGGGCAAGGCGCCCAGCAGTCCCACTGTCAGGAATCTTCGACGGCAAAATATCTTGCCCAGATCGCGTCAGATCAAAGAATGGTCGATCTCCACGGGCGTTGGCCGCCTTTCCGCCGTAATTCTTGGTATTCTGAGATGCCTTCATCGCAAGCTGTGCAGGAGTGAATAGGCCGCCCGTATTCTTGCCGCTATCTCCAACCGTATCCTCCAGAATGCGCAGGTTGCGATACGCCTGATTGGCATTGCTCAAAGCGGGCATCGTGTCGGGTGACTGGCGCCCTACAAGCCCGGTGATTGCTCCTTCTGCATCTCGCAGCGCACCCATAGCCGAGGAACCTAGCGGCGCGCCCTTGTAGGTCGGCCCCTCTTGCCGAAGAGTTTGAAGGGCCGCCTGTAGGTTTTCTCCAGTTAGCGTCCCGTTTTGCCCAAACAGATTGCCCAGGTCATTATCGAGCGTATGGCTGAGCGTAGGACCATGGTTCGGGATAGCCATGGCATTGCTACGCGCCGCTCCCATATCGCGCACAAATGCTGGATCGGGAGATACGCGAACGCCCCGGAGCGCATCGTCATATGCTTGGCTGACCGCGTTCTGCGCCTGCTGGATACCACCTTCCGCAACTTGGCTGACTGCGCCCGGCGGTATCGGCGCAAGCGCTTCGTTGAACGCAGCCCTATTGAAGCCGGTGAGTCCCTCAGTGCGGCGCGCATTGATGAGATCGCCAATTAGCGGAAGCCCAGCAAGCCGATCCTCTACGGCTTTCGCGGCCTGCCCTACGCGCCCGCTCTGGCTTGTCATCTGACCCAGCGTCATAGGAACCCCGGCATCACGCAGACGGCGCACTCCAGCATCTCGGACGCCACGGAACGCCATTCCAGCACCGGTTGCCGCAGCACGGCCAGCAACGCCGCCGAGAGCGCCTGCGATACCGCCAGACACAGATCCGCCAAGGCGGTTATCATTATTCTCGCCCGCGCCGTAAGCAGTTCCATAAAGGCCATCGGTCGCCATAAGGCGAGGGGCGAGAAGACCGGTAGTGCCGCCAACGCCAAGGCGGCTCAGCGCTGCCTCCGGCGCGGCTAATGCGAGTGCGCCACCGGTTACATTGCCGAAAAGGGAAGCGGTGGGGTTCTGTTCGGACGCGAGATTCTTCGCCGCTTGAGTTAGGTTTGGGTCATTACCAAGCAAGCCGGATAGCTCATCTAGCGTGCCTAGCGACATGGCATTGGCCGCACCGATGCCATATGATCCTAATGGGTTCGCGGCAGTCGTGCCCAACAGATGTCCTGCAAGACCGGCCTTTTCGAATCCGGTTGCGGGAGTAGAAAACTGCGCTCGCCCGCCAGCATTGCGGCCCGCGATAGCAGCATCCAAATCCTTGCCAAAAGGATCGGCGCCATATTTGCGCGCAATCGCGTCTAATTGCTCGCGTGTTGCCCCGGCGTTGAAAGCGTTTTGGGCCTCCGCCGAAAAAGCCTTGTCCACCTCGGTCGAGAACTGACGATTGCCGGAAGGGTCAACGACTGGAGAAGGCTGGGAAGGGCCTAGATTGGACTGTGGCATGGGCGGCAACGCACCGGGCGCAGATTCCTTCTTGGCGGGCGCTACCGGCGTGATATTCCCGTTTTCGTCGGGCGTTCCGCCGAGGGTTGCGATGGAGCGCTGTTCGGCGGTGTCGGCCAACTCCTGCAAACGCTTGATCTTATCGGCGCGAACTTCGTCACGGTCGCCGGATTGCGGGAGATATGGCCCTACCGCCATTGCCGCTTCCTGTGCGGTGTTGAGCTGTCCCCCGGTAAAACCAAGCGCCTGGCCCACAATTCCACGCGCAGCGTTGCCAGCGGCATCGAGGCGCTGGTTGCGGGTAAGGGGTAGATAGTCCGCCAGACCAGCAATACCGTGAGTGCCACCGGGGCCAGCGGCATCAAGGGATTGGATTTCCTTGATGATGCCCCGCAACTGTTGCGCGGTCTTATAACCAGCGATGGCGGAGGCGCGGGCTTGCGGCGTTAAGCGGGCATTGCGTGCGCCTGTCTCAGCCGGGCCGCCGGGGACAGCTTCATATCCAGTGTGGGCCGCATTCCAGCGATAGCCTGCGGGCGGCTTGTCCTGCGCTGCCTGCGCACGATTGGCTGCGTCCTGCGCTAGTTGCAGGCGAACGCGCTCAGCTTCCATCTGCTGGCGGATGCGATCAGCCTCCAGCGCCTTGTTCGGATCGCGCACGATCATGCCGCCCGAAGGCCCGTCAAACTGGTCGAAAGGATTGTCTTGCGCCATTACCTAAGCCCCGTGGTGCCGCGTTTGCCGAAATAGGGAACCTTGCCATAGCCCGGCAGAGTCACATGGATATGATTGCCCTCATCGAGATAGCGGGCGGACGGGCCGAAATAGGACCTAAGATCGTCAAGAGATGTTCCTGAATAGTCCACGCCGTCGCCGGTCAGGTGATGGCTGTTCGGAACGCCCCCAACGAGCCGATTGCCTTCCACGGTGCGTCTTCCGCTGGTCATGCGGCCTGGCGCTTGCATCGGGTCAGGGAAAGCTGCTCGGGCTGGTCAGGCCCGAACCTCCTTGGCCTAGAATTGCCGCAGCCGCGCCTTTCCCGTATTTCGCATCGAACTGGTCAGCCAGAGACGGGTTTTTGCGGAGATAGTCGATAGCACCCTGCGGCGCGGCGTTACCGACAGAAGCTTGACCACCTCCCTTCTCTACAGTCGCCCCCATGCCGGAACGCGGGCCGAGATAGGTGCCGCCCGGTACAGGGATGGAAACGACAGGATCGGTTTTATTCTTAAGCCACTGGCGGGCGGCATCCTCGCCTAGCACGCCCTTGATATATTCGAAGTCGTTGGCCGTATCGTTGTTAATCGGCTTGGGATTAGCCCGCTCCCACTGCTGCTTGGCAAGCCAGTCCACCATGCCGTTCTGCCGCTCAATCTGGGTTTGCTCCAGCATCCTTTGGCGCTGCCGGTCCTGCAATTTCATCTGGGTATAGACGCCTTGGCCGCCGCCTGCTGCGGACAGCGCATCGCCTATAATGCCAACAATATCCCTGGCGCCGAACTTGGACGGCTGTTCGGATGGCGCGCTGTTTAGCGCCGCCCGCGTTTCAGGACTGATATAGTCGCCCACACCACCCATCGGTGTGGCGCCGGGAAGGCCATCACCGATCCCCGGCGTTCCATAGCTGGGGGGCGTCTGGAACGAAGAGCGCGCCCTGTTGAAGCCGCCGAACATCCCCATCACAGCGCTCCATAGTTGACGGTCTGATAGCCGTCGATCACTGGTCCAAGAGCATCAGGTCGCAGCGCCGCGACCTCATCCGCCATCACGCCAACCTGTCGGCCCTGAGGCATGAAGACGGCGATCTGCTCGTTCGGCGCATCGATATAGTCGAAAGCATAGATGCCGAGACCATCGGGACGCTGCCCGACGCGCTTAATATTCCGTTTCAATGCTGGGTCCGAGGCAGCAAATGCGCCCGCCGCTGCCCCGCCAGCCTGCAAGAGCATCTGCCCTAGCCCTCCGCTCGTTTTCGTGGTCGTGCTGTTGCCCCAGAGGCCGCCAAGGGCCTGCGCCAGAGCGAGAGCATCGTTCATCGGCAATCCTGCCGCCGTTGCCCCCAGCCCCGCCTGCGTCTGGATGTTCGAGTTGAGGCCGCTATTAGCCCCCAGTGCGAGATTTCCCGCCGCCGTCATGCGATCCCGTTCGCTCGAATAGTCCTGATAGCGCAGGTTGTTTTCGGCAGCGGAAAGCTGCTTACCCAGTTCGCCGATCTGGCGGGACGATCCGGTCTGCCCGGATCGGCTGAATAGCGCATTCACCCGGTCGCTCACGTCCCCTGCGGTCGTGTCGATCATGCCTTGCAGATAGGGATTGCCAGCATCGAGGTATTTGCCACCAAGCACATCCTGCGCATAGTTTCCCGCCGCCGTGACGTTGGGATTGACCGGATTATAGTTATCGAACGTCGATTTCAGCGCGCCTGTGATGTCGGCTACGTTGCCCTTGTTGGCGTCGTAGGCCCCTTGCACAGCGCCCGACGCTGACGTGAGATAGGGAAGAGCCTGCTTGCTGGGGCCGGACGTGGTTTTTGAACTACTGAGGCCCATCAGGAAAATTCCTTCCTGATATGGACCTGATGCTCTTCGTAACCGAACTTCTTCATGACCTTCGCCCATCCGCGACGGCTTTCTATGACTACACGCGAGCAGCCAATCGAACGCCCCCAATTTTCACAGGATGGGATGGTTGACTCCAGAAGGGAGTTCAGTTCCCCGACAGCAGCTTGCCCATGCAGTTCCAAAAGACCCGTTGGGTAGCGCTTGACAGATGCCAGTATAGCGGATTTTTCATCGCTGAAAAGCTGGAACTGTCCTGACCAAACTTGGGAATCGAGCCACGCCGCAGGGTATAAATCAGGGTCCAGAAGTGAGACAAATTGCTCCCTCCAGCGCAGATATTTATCCCATCCCGGAGGCGTCATTTCAGCCTGTCCGACACGGCGGCGAGCGCATCGGCAATCGCCTGCACCTCTGCCTGCGTCGGTGGGTTGCTGATCGTCGGCGCGGTATAGGTCGTTGCCCCATCGCGCAGCACAGAGCGCCCCAGCAGGCCGTTAATCAGCCCAGCGACCTTCCTTTGCCAATCGGGCGTTGTGGAGGCGTTGGGAGGGGTGGGGGGCAGCGGCAGCATCAGCGCGCGCCCTCGGTCTCAAATTCGCAATCAATTCCCAGCGCATAAGACCAGACTGCGCCCTCAGGAATATCGACCTGCAACCCGACATGGCGACCATTGGCCCGCAATGGGACGCGGCCATTATCTCGGATGCCTCCGGAGACGACCTTATGCTCCGCATCCCCGGCACGGGCGCGCACGTCCACTGTGACAGTCCCTTGAACCGCATCGGAGACGACGCGAGCGCCCCTGATCCGAACCCGCATGCCATCGCCAATTTCAGTTGGCTTGATGACGAACGACGCCGCCATGTTCGGGCCAGAAAGCGTGCGGACAGCGCCGTCATTGCTGGCCAGAACAAGCAGCGGATTGCCGCCTGAAAACAGATCGGCGTCGAGAGAGCCAGGGATGCTGTCTATTCCCCCAGGATAAAGGGCGTCCAGCGCATCTATGGAAAGGCTCGACGTGAACCCGGAGAAGATCGCCCGGAGCGATGTATCGATGGTGGACCACTCCCCCAAGGTCCAGTCATAGCACCAGATGCGGCCAGGAATGCCGGGTATCGCCCACATAACGGTCGTTGCGCGTGGATCTACGGCGCTGGTCATCTTCGCAATATCGTCACGGCTGTAGAGGCTGAAGAAATCACGGTCGACCTTCTCAAGGCCGATAGGCTGGACCGTGTTGCGGTCCGTTACCTTGAAACCTTCCTCGGAAAGAAAGAACACCAGTTGGCCGGCGCGGGCCACGGACCCTTTAGCCATGCAACCAACATCGCTGGCGATCTCGTCGAAGGTCCACCAGGTGACGCCATCAGCATTGTAGGTGGCTCGCCTGACCGCGTTTTGCTGGAGGATGATGCCCGTTTCGCCGCCAGCAAGCCCCATGATATCGCCGCCAGCAGGGAACGGCACATATAGGCATTGATTAGTGCCTGCCGTCCATCCCTCGCTGTCGTTGTATCCGGAAATGCCCAAGGTATTCCGAGCCGTTGGATCGCCAGCAAGAAACACCTGATCGCGCACCGTAGCAACCAGATCGGACACGGGCGGGCTTCCCCCCAACGCTCCTGCCGTGCCCGCCGTCAGATCGTATTTGACAGGTGTGCCGCCATTAACGGCAATCGCGAGGTCGCCGAATTGGGAAAACCGCCAAACCGATGCGGTGAGGCTCCCTAGAACGCTATTCCAATTCGTCCCGTCATAGCGGTAGATGTCTGTTGCCGTCCCCGCGATCATAGAGGAAACGCCATCGGACGATACATAGGATGCCCCGTTGATGAGACCCGCCAGCGTAGCCGCAAATGTCACGGGCGATTTTACTGGCCGATAGCCGTTCGCGGCCGGAAGCACATTATAGGCTCGCGACTGACTGAGCGGCTTGTCTGGCTCCAACGGTCCGAAGGGAAAGCGCTTCAGCACGGCGCTCCCCGAACCTGGCGGGCCACTGTCGGGGCGAGTGGGCCGCCCCAAGCGTCCTTACGCGATGCCGCCTGCAATTCCGCTATCGCGTCATCCAGATAGGATTTGCATGTGCCGATGGCATCAGGGTCGCGAATATAGGTGGCGGCCTGATGAAGAGCACCCCAGACATAGATGTCCGGATGCTCGTCCAGCAGCCAGTTGGTGGGCTGGAAGCTGCCAAGGGGAGGGATGCGGCGCCAATAGACCGCCTGCACCGTCAAGGGCGCATCGGCGGTCGGGGCAGGCGAAAAGCGGAGCGTCCGACCTTCGATGGAATAGGCCTGCGCGAACCCGGAATAAGCCAAATCTGGAAGCTGGCGGCTCGGCACCTCAGAAAGGGGGCGGTTCGGCTGTCCGGCGGGGTAGAGGCGGCGCATTTTCCGGAAATCATCGGGCAGCGCATATTCTTCGCCCGTTATCGCCCATATCCCCGGCGTTTCCTGCATGACCGTCCGTAGCAGGCGATTCAGCCGCGCCTCCAGCAGCGCCACGAACTCAGGGATGCGGGCGTTCAGGTCGTCGCGATCGAGCCAGTTACCCACCATGGCGACCAGATCGTCATAGTTGCCGATGGTGCCGGGGATGATGACGTCAAGCGAAATGCCCATATCAAGCCACCACCGGTAAACTGCCGCGAGCGCCAAACAGCGCTACTGGATTGGTGATATCGATCCTCCCTGCCGCCCTGTAGCCAGCGGCATAGGCAATGGCGGCATCTATGAGGGCATCATATTGCAGGAGCGGGTCAGCTGGAGGCGAATTGCCGTCCCATGAGCCTCCGGCCGCCGTCAGTCCATGGCAGAATAGATCAACGATGACGCCATAAACTGCCGCACGATCAATGAGGCGCTTTAT